ACTGCAAAATCTAAATCGCAACCTCAAGCGACTATTACCTCAAGCTTTGACAAGCAACGGAGTGTATTAACTTAAATACTTGCATTAAGGGACAGAAACACTTATAATAAAACAATGAGCTGGAGAAAATATTTTAATCTTGTACAACCAGATGGCACAATGTCACCTGTAAGTGGACAAAACACAGCAGGCAGTAACATGTCAGCCATGGGCAAAATGAATTACACATCATATTTGCCAGAAGTGTACACAGGACATCCCAACAGAAAAGAACGCTACTTCCAATATGATCAAATGGATCAAGATTCAGAAGTCAATGCGGCATTAGATATCATTGCAGAATTTTGCACACAGGGCAACAAGAAAACAGGCACGCCATTTGAAATTGAATACAAGTCAGAGCCTACAGAAACAGAAGCACTGATATTGAACGATGCTGTGAAACAGTTCACCACAATCAATGACTGGAACCGCAGAATGTTTAGAATGTTCCGCAACACATTAAAGTATGGTGATTCCTTTTTTATTAGAGATCCTGAAACACAGGAACTGATACATGTGGCGGCGTCTAAATGTGACAAAGTCATTGTGAATGAGTCCAAAGGCAAACAGCCTGAACAGTATGTGTTTGCTGATCTCAATTTAAACTTAGAATCATTGAGTGCGTCACAGGTCGCCGCCAACGTCACATATTCATCTCCAGGATCATCAGCGATCATGGACCAAGGCTATGGCAAACGTGGAGGAGCATATTCAGGACCTGGATCATATGGCACAGGATCAGCAGGTAGATTTGAAGAAACACAAAATCAATATGCCATTGACGCCAAACACGTGGCACACATTTCACTGTCGGAAGGACTTGACTCCAACTTCCCATTTGGCACATCCATATTGGAAACTGTGTTTAAAACATTCAAGCAAAAAGAACTACTTGAAGATGCAATCATAATTTACAGAGTGCATAGAGCACCAGAACGTAGAGTATTCTATATTGACGTGGGCAACATGCCAACACACATGGCGATGGGATTTGTAGAACGTGTTAAAAATGAAATACATCAAAGACGTATTCCATCTGTGTCAGGTGGATCCAACAATGTGGATGCCACATACAATCCACTGTCTATCAATGAAGATTATTTCTTTCCACAAACAGCAGAAGGACGTGGTTCAAAAGTTGAAACATTGCCAGGTGGCACAAACTTGGGTGAGATTGATGATCTAAGATATTTCACAAACAAACTGTACAGAGCATTGAGAATCCCATCTTCTTATTTGCCAACTGGGCCAGATGATGGAGCTAACCCACAATATTCAGATGGCAGAGTAGGCACAGCATACATTCAAGAACTGAGATTCAACAAATACTGCGAAAGACTGCAAGAGATTGTGTTCCCACCATTGAACCATGAATTCAAAATGTTCTTGAAACAGCGTGGCATAAACATAGACACATCACTGTTTGATCTAAAACTAAGCACACCACAAAACTTTGCGGCATACAGACAGATTGAACTAGACAACCAAAGAGTACAAGCATTTACACAGATTGAACAAGTGCCTTACATGAGCAAACGTTTTGCCTTACAAAGATTCTTAGGATTGTCTGAAGCAGAACTTGCACAAAACATGCAGATGTGGGCAGAAGAAAAAGGTGAAGCACAAGATGAAGCAGTCAAAGGAGAAGATTTGCGTAATGTTGGCCTCACTGGCGGCGGAATAGCAGGAGACATAGCAGGCCAGACAGAAGCAACGCCAGAAGAGCCCGAAGTTGGCGAAGCAGACACTGAACTTGATGTTGGCGGTGATGTTGACGAAGAATAGTAAATATTAATATGCAACTACTAGAATTTTTTACAGAACTTGATCAGACTCGGGCAAATCCTGAAGCTGATATCACCACATACTCTGTGGACGACACAAGAAAGTCAAAACTTACACTTGAAATGATTAACGAACTAAGGCACACTATACAGGCACGTAGACAAGAAAAATCCAAGTCTGTAGAAATGTATCAAAAAATGTATGGTGGTTCAGTTGCTGACGCGGCCGCTCCGGCCTAACCATAATTAATCTACATCAATGGCAGGAAGAAGAGCAAAATGGCGAGTAGCGGCTTGTGAAGCCGCCATGCAGGGCAAAGATGTTGTCACACTGTACGGCAAGTCTGGACAAACATCAGCTTGGCTGTCTCCTGAAGAATTAGCAAATCCAGCAAAACATATTGATAAACTGCGAGAAGGACTGAAAAATGCCAAACGAGAACGAAGAAATGCAGAAGCATACATTGAACGTGAAGTGCCACCTAAGGACACAGCATTCAAGCCAAAAGGCGAAGTGTGTTTTATAATTGCAAATGGCGAATCACGCAAAGGATTTGATCTACACAAATTACGCAACAAAGGTTACATCATAGGAATGAATGTGTTGCCTATTGTAGAAAGTTTTTGGCCTGATGCACTTGTCAGTGTTGATATTGCCACAGTTAAATGGCTATGTGAAAGAGATGTACCAAACAAGACCGAACATTGGACTTATCCACGTGGCGGAGTCAAAGATCCTCGACCCAAGAGATTACAGAAAGACTGGGGATGGTCATCTGGACCGACTGCAACAAGACTTGCATTAGAGTACAAAAAGTTTCAAACACTTTATATTATTGGCATGGATTTTTTCGGCATAACAACAGAAGGCAAAATATCGGAAAAAGATGGTAGTAAAATTAATAATATGTACAAAGGCCAAGAAAGATATCGTAAAGCCAACTCAGGACGCACATATTATGGCAACTGGCTAAACCAAATGGTTACAAACTGCACAAATCATCCATCTGCTAATTTTTATCACGTTGTGCGTGATAACCAAAAATCACCTAATAAACTTGCAGTTAAAACCAATTGGATAGACATAAATTATAGTGTATTTGAAGAACATCTTCAAAAAATGCCTAAAAAGACCCCTTAAAAAGGTTCAACCTACCTTACAACCTTAAATACAAGTCTAAATCAACCAACAAAGGAGACTATCATGTCTAAATTTGAACAACTCCTTGATCTGTTAGTCAATGAGCAGAAAGATGAAGCTGAAAAGCTATTTCATGAAATTGTTGTAGAGAAATCAAGACAAATTTATGAAGGAATCTTAGCTGACGAAGAAGCAGTAGAGGAAAATTCAGAGACTGATGAAGTTGAAGAAGCATCTGACCAAGCTGACGATGCTGAAACTGATGAAGTCGATGAAGCAATGCATGGCGATAAAGACGACAAGAAAAAGAAAAAAATGAAGAAAGAAGACGAAGTCGACGAAGGCATGCACGGCGATAAAGAAGATAAGAAAAAGAAAAAAGAGAAAAAGATGGAAGATGCATCAGACGAAGATGATGTAGAAGAAGGTGAAGAGCCTGCTGAATCTTCAGATGAAACTATCGAAGAAATTGGCGGTGACCAAACTGACGATCTAATCTCTGACATTGAAGCAGAAGGACACGGTGACGACATGGGCGACATGGACAACGACGATGACATGGACATGGATGACGATGGCGACTCAGATCCAGAAACTGCAGAAATGTTTGCTCCATTAGAAAAAGAACTTGACGAGTTAAAAGCTGAATTTGCAAAAATGATGGACAGCGACGATGACAAGCCAGAAGAAGGCATTGAGCCTTTTGAAAGCACAGAGTCAAAAGACGCTGACACTATCGTAAAAGAATATGCAAACATGGTGAAAGACGGTCATGGTGCTGAAAAAATGGGCAGTGAAAAAGGCGCTGATTCAAAAAAATCAGTGGTGGCTTCAAAAAATAAACCAATGACAAATGCAGGCGCGGTTAAATTCGACCAAGGCGGTGAAGGTCCAGACGGTGTTGGTAAATCAATGCCAGGTGCTGGTGACACTGCAAAGCCAATGGGCAAAGGCTTCAAAAATGAAGGCGGCATGAAATCAAACGATATGATGAGTGCACCAAAGGCAATGGAAAAACCATCAGGCGAAGATAACACAAAATCACCTGTAGCTGCAAAATAAGGAAACTAGGATATGCAAGTACTATCAGAGCATCTTACATTTGACGAAGCAAAAGTTGTTGTAGAGTCAAGCAACGAAGGTAAGGATCTGTACATGAAGGGTATTTGTATTCAAGGAAACGTAAAGAACGCAAACCAGAGAGTGTATCCTACTTTCGAAATTAATAAAGCAGTTAGTAAAATATCCGATCAAATCGCCGGGGGCACATCAGTTCTCGGCGAAGTTGACCATCCGGAAGATCTAAAGATAAATTTAGATCGTGTATCACACATGCTTACAAGCATGTGGATGGATGGACACAACGGATATGGTAAATTAAAGATTCTCCCAACACCAATGGGAAAATTAGTAGAAACAATGTTACAATCAGGCGTAAAATTAGGCGTATCATCAAGAGGATCAGGCAACGTAGACGAGGCATCAGGGAACGTATCAGAATTTGATATTATTACCGTAGATGTTGTGGCACAACCATCAGCTCCAAATGCTTATCCAACACCAATATATGAAGGTCTCCTTAATATGAGACACGGTCATAAACTTGTGGGTGTTGCAAAAGCGGCAAGAGAAGATGCAAGAGTGCAAAAACATCTTAAAGAAGGAGTGATCCGGTTAATTCAGGATCTTAAACTATAAGGAGAACTATTATGTTAGATGTAATCAAACAACTCCTTGACAAAGACTTGGTAACTGAAGACACTCGTGCCGCTATTCAAGAGGCATGGGATCAAAAGTTAGCGGAAGTTAAAGAAGAAGCTAAGACTGAAGTCAGAGAAGAGTTTGCATCAAGATACGAACATGACAAGTCCGTTATGGTAGAAGCAATGGACCGACTAATGAACGAACAACTGTCAAAAGAGATTGCAGAGTTTGTTGAAGATAAGAAACAATTAGCGGCCCAAAGAGTAATGTACAAAAGAGGTGTTAAACCACACATGGAAACACTGCAAAAGTTTGTTACTCGTCAACTTGCCCAAGAGATGGCAGAGTTACAAGCAGATAGAAAATCAATGGCAGAACAAGTTAAAACTTTAGAAGGTTTTGTTACATCATCACTAGCTAAAGAACTTAATGAGTTCGAAACTGATAAAAGATCTGTTGTAGAAACTCGCGTGAAACTAGTCAAAGAAGCAAAAGAAAAATTTGCTGAGATTAGAAACGCATTCATTAAGAAAGCAAGTAAAATTGTAGAACAAGTAGTAAGTGAGAATATCACTAAAGAGATGACTCAATTTAAAGAAGACATCAAAACTGCTAGGGAAAACAATTTTGGACGTAAGATATTTGAAGCATATGCTTCTGAGTATCTAACTTCTTACCTACATGAGACTTCTGAAATTCGTAAGATGCAGAAACAACTCGACGAAGCGAACCAACAAGTTGAAGAGAAAACTAAACTTCATGAGTCTGCTACAATTGAAAAAGAAAAAATTGAAGCAAGACACAGAAGAGACAAAGTTCTTAACGAAATGTTAGGTCCACTTTCAGGTGATAAGAAAGAAGTAATGGGCAATCTGTTAGAAACTGTTCAAACAGACAACCTAAAAACTGCTTTCAACAAGTATCTTCCACATGTGATGAAAGATGCTAAAAAAGCTTCAATCATTTCTGAGTCAAGAACAGAAAAAACAGGCAACAAACAGGCAAAACCACAGGCAAAAGAACAAGATCAGGATGTGACAAACATCCGTAAATTAGCAGGTATTAACTAAGGAGAAAATTATGACATCCCAATTGCTAGAACACAAATGGCAAGAGACTAAAGGCGCTTTAATGGAAGGCGTTGAAGGTTCTAAAGCCAAAACGTTGGATGTGGTCCTAGAGAATACACGCAAATACTTGTCAGAGCAGGCTACTTCCGGCGCGACTTCAGCTGGTAACGTGGCAACTCTAAACAGAGTTATTTTGCCTGTAATTCGTAGGGTTATGCCAACAGTGATTGCTAACGAGCTAGTAGGTGTACAGCCTATGACTGGCCCAGTTGGTCAAATTCACACATTGAGAGTTAGATATGCTGACACAACAACAGGCGGTGCTACAAACATCGTTGCTGGTGACGAAGCATTATCACCTTTCAAAATCGCTTCATCTTATTCAGGTAACGACAGTTCACCTGCAAAAGGTGCGGCAACAGCAACTTTAGAGGGAGCGGCAGGTAAGAGATTAAACGTGCAGATCCTAAAACAAGTTGTTGAAGCTAAATCAAGAAAACTATCAGCAAGATGGACTTTTGAGGCAGCTCAAGACGCTCAAGCACAGCAAGGCGTAGACATCGAAGCAGAAATCATGGCGGCACTAGCTCAAGAGATTACTGCAGAGATTGACCAAGAGATTCTTACATCATTAAGAGCTCTTGCAGGTTCTGCGGCGGCTGCTTTTGATCAGTCTGCTGTTTCAGGTACTGCAACATTTGTTGGAGACGAACATGCGGCACTAGCTGTATTAATCAACCAACAAGCAAACTTAATTGCTCAAAGAACAAGAAGAGGCGCAGGTAACTACGCCGTTGTTTCTTCTGAAGCATTAACTGTGTTGCAATCTGCTACAACTTCTGCGTTTGCTAGATCAACAGAGGGTGTATTTGAAGCACCAACTAACACTAAGTTTGTTGGAACTTTAAACAACTCTATGAGAGTCTATGTAGACGGTTATGCAGCTACAGGAACTGATGTACTAGTAGGTTATAAAGGACCATCTGAAGCAGATGCTCCAGCATTCTACTGTCCATACATTCCGTTGATGTCTTCAGGCGTTGTGCTTGATCCATCTACATTCGAGCCAGTAGTAAGCTTCTTAACTAGATACGGTTATGTTGAGTTATCAAACACAGCATCATCACTAGGTAATGCGGCTGACTATCTTGCTAGAATTAGCATGTCAAACATCTCATTCAAATAATTTTATTTGAATATTAGAGGAGGGGCCATTGTGCCCCTCTTCTCTTGAAGTCAATAAATACTTCATATGAAGATCATTCAAGGACAGGATAAAGTAATTTTACGAGCAGTGTCTCCAGATGGTGATACTACGTCAGGTGATTTACTTGTTGCTTTTGCAGAAAACAGCGGATCTACAGGAATCAGAATATCCAATCTTGAAGTAGAAACACAAACAACCTTAAATTCAACCACCACAACACTAGAAGATTCATTCTTAGAAATAAACAGAAATAATTCAACAGCAGACGGCGAAGACTCTGGTATTTTCTTCAATAGAGGCTCTACTGATCATGCACTGTTTTATTGGGACGCAGGTGATGATAACTTTGTGGCTGGAACCACAACACATGAAGCCACTGTTACAGCAATATCAAATGTTACTCTTGCACAAATTAAAGTTGCCACAACACCAAGCAATGCCAATCATGCAACTAGTAAAAGTTATGTTGATAGTAGAGTTATAAAAGTATCATCAGACGATTCATCAACAATTGAAATTGATCTTACAGGTAATACAGAATTAGTATTCAGTGGCGGTCGCAGTATCACCACTGACACCACAGCAGATGGAAATGCTGTTGAAATAGCAGTTGATGCCGCAATGACAGATATCAATAGTATCACATCAGGATCTGGAGAAAACTTAACTTTAACAGCACAGACAAATTTAGTAAAAATAGATGACATCATTACATTCAATTCACAAATTTCAGCTCCTAGTGCGGCGGCTGTTACAAAACTATATGCCATAGCTCCTGGATCAGGCGGTACAGGTTTACAAATAATACACAGTAGCATCAACGGAGGCAACCCTTCAGAGTTGATGGCACTGGATGCAAACATTCTAAAAATATTTGGTGATGACTCCACTACAATGGAAGTTGAAATACCTGAACAAGAATTTCATATTAAAGGCGGCAATGGAATAACAACATCCACATCAAGTACGCAAACTTTGACCATATCATTAGACAGTGAATTATTAACTGTCAACGAACTTAGTTCAGCAGATTCAAC